TCAGCACCCGCGCCGCCCGCGCCGCCGATTAAGACTTTCCCATCAGCTATTGCGGTCATGCCCGCCGTGACTTTCTTTGCGCCAATAGCCGTTACGCCTGCATTCGTTACAGTCACATCGCCGGTAAGGGTTTGCTCTGCACCAGCACCGCCAGCACCGCCGATCAGGACTTTACCGTCTGCGATTGCAGTCATTGCGGCCACAACCTTCTTGGCACCGATAGCAGTAACACCGGAGTTTGTGATAGTCACATCACCCGTGGGAGTTCTGGCTTCACCGGCTCCGCTTGCGTTTCCGACAAGGATCTTCCCGTCTGCGAGGGCAATGTCAGCCGCTGCCAGAATTTCATCGGCAAGGGTAGCCGTTGACCCTGATTCCAAAACCAGAGTTCCACCCGATTCGACGCGGATAGTTCCACCATCAGCAACGACGAGTTCTTCTCCGCCCTGTTTTCTATAAACTTTCGGTTGATAAGTTGCGTCTGCCATTTTCTTTTCCTCCATTCTCCGTTGGTTGTAGCGGACGAGGCCGGAGAAGCCCCGTCCGCCTACCCATTAAAGGGACGGTGTTTATGCTACGGGAGCATCCAGGGGATGACCCTTGATCATGGTCACGGAAATCTGCGTGCCGGTCGCGTTGGAGTCGTTCTCGGCCAGGGTGAACTTGAGCCACTTTTTCCCGCCGATGTAGCCGATCTTCGTGATGGCCGCCGCTTGCGCGGCAGTCGCCAGGGTAAAGATGATCCCCGAAGACGGGGTAGCGCCAAGGATGTCCGCTGCGGCGACATTGGCGTATGCCCCGGCAACGTCAAAGGTCGTGTCGTCCGCGTGTTCGAGCTTCAGCGTGATGGTGCCGGTGTCGCCTACGGGCTTAGCGGCGTTGTCAATGATGATCACTGCGGAATTGAAACCCGCGATGGATTTCTCGACTGCTGCCGGAGACGCGGCGTCAAGCAACAGCATCGGCGGGATGACCTGGATCGGTTTGATATGGCTGTAAAGGTCTTTCATTTCTCAATCCTCCTATGGGTTGTGGGCGGCCGGGGTAATGCCCGGCCCCTGTAAATGTGGAACTACTCTTTCTTGTTCCGCTTTTGCTCATTTTATTCCTAAGATGCTGCTATTTTGAGCGCCTTTAAAGCCTCGTAATGGACCAACCCCCCGCCCACGCGCTTCGTGGTGTAAAAAGCAACATAGGGCTTTGCCGTGTAGGGGTCTCGAAGGACGCGGGTTCCGAGGCGGTCTACGATCAGATATGCCCGTTTGAAATTGCCGTAAAAGATCGAATAAGATCCCGCACCGATGGCCGCCACGTTGTCGTCGTACTCCACCGGCTTGCCGAGGAGGGTGTCGGGGGCATCCTGAAGCAGTCCCGGCCTCCACAGGTAATTTCCCTCACCGTCCTTGAATTTCCGGATAACCTGCATGGTACTGTCGGCCATGAGCCACTGTGCGCCGTTCCGGTAAACCGGCTTGAGGGCGTGCTGGAGGTCGATCAACTTATCGGCATTGTTAAGCAGGGTTGCATGCCCGCCTGCGATATAGCCGACTTTGCCCCAGGCGTAAGACGCATTTGCCACTTTCGTATAGGCATCGATCCCTTTCGGTTCTCCGACGCCATTCCCGGAGATAAAGGCCTTTCCTTCCTCCTCGTTGAACTCGACCGAGACCTCCTCCGCCAGCCACGCGCCGATATCAACCCGGCTGTCATCCAGAAGCGTCTGCGTCGCGTAGGGCATCGCATAGAGTTCCTTGGTATTGATCGCGATCTCTGCGAGCGTCGGTGTGCTGGTTTCCGTCCGGGATTCCTTCTCGGCTACCCATCCCGAAGTCGCCCCACCCTGGTTGACAAGTTTCTTGTACGTGTCGGTCGAAATTGTCCGGACAGTTGCCAGCCGACGCATGGCCTGAATCGTCCCGGCCACGCGGTCAATCGCCGCGTCAACCTCTTCGGGAACGGTAAAGCCGCCGTCAGGGTCGGACAGGGTAGATGCTGCCGCCTGTACTTCGAGCTCCTTGATGTCCTGCGCTCCCCTCCGCATCAGGTGGTTAAAGGCCTTCAGTCTATTCATGGCCTCTGGGGTCTGCCCCGCGCCGCCACCGCCGAACTGTGCCCGCGCAACTGCGTTTTCAAGAAGTTCCAACTGCTTTTTCATGGCGGAGATATTGGAGATATCCGCGTTGATCTTCTCGACCTTCTCAATCAGGAGAGGGTCCGCATGTCCCTTCGCCTCGATTGCCTTGATCCGGCTGTCATTCTCCGCCTTGAACTGCTCAAAGGCTTTCCCAAGGGCTTCGATTAACTTCTTAAGCTCTTCCATCTTAATTACCTCCGATTTTATAAAGTAGCGATTCCATGCAAAGTCTTAGGATTTCAACGTCCCGCTGATCACCATCCCCCCCGGCGCTGCGTCTCACAGCCACGGCTTTCGCAAAATTACGGCTTGCCCCTGCATCCCGCAGGGCACGCTCGATTTCTCTTTCTGTAAGTTCCCGGCCTTCTCTTCCTCCGTTTATTTCATCCGGAACGTTGGCGAACATGGACAGGTCAAAGGATGCTTTCGCGGCCTTGCCGTCGATGATGGTATCGATGAACCCCTTTTCCTTCGCCTCTTTCGCAGTCATCCAGGTTTCGGCCCGCATCATTTCCCGGATCTCTTTCTTTCCGACCTTCGATTCGGCCGTGTAGATGTCCACCATGTTTTCATCGATCTTCCCGAGAATGTCTGCTATCTCTCGGAGGTCGTATTGATTACCGGCGGAGTAGGCCCAGGCGTTATGGATCATGATCATCGCGTTTTGATAGGCCTGTACTTCCTTTCCCGCGAGCGCAATAAACGAAGCGGAAGAGGCGGCGAGCCCTTCAATCCGGGTCACGATTTTCGACTTATGCGATTGCAGGGCATTGAAGATACTCATTGCATCGAACACGTCACCGCCGGGGGAGTTGATCCGCACCGTGATCTTCGATTGCTTCATTTCCGATAGGGTCCGCACAAGCTCGGCCGCATCGTTGAACGGCCAGCCGATCACGTCATACAGGAACACCTCCGCCTCTCCGTCGGACAGGGCTTTGATTTCGTACCAATCCGCCTTATCAAGCGCCTTCCCCCAAAAGCGGGCGGTTGCTTCGGCGTTCTTTTGGTTGCGGTAGGATAGCTTCATGGCTATGCGCCTCCTTTATCGGCAGGCTTCGCCGGTTCTTTTACGGTGCTCGTCCGGGTGCGGTAAACATCGCCGCCCTCGTATGGGTTCCACTCTTCAAAATCGCGGGCTTCGTTCGGGTTCATGATTTCCGAGTTAATGCCGATCTGATAACCTTCCATCCGGGTCTTGAAGTCGCCGCGCAGGAGGGCATTGACATTGAATTTCGCAAAGTATTTCTTTCGCTCCTCCGGATTGAGTAGATCCCGGCGGATCGATTTTTCATAGTTCACGCAATCAGGCGTCACGCCATAGACAGAGTACGAAAGCATGAACTGCTCGGCGCTCGCGTATGTGGGCGTTTTGTCGCCCGATTGAATGAGCATCAGAGGTACACGGAAAAGGCCGCAAATCTGCGCCTCGGTCATTTTCATTTGCTCAAGGAATTGTGCATCGACCAGCTTGATCGTCGGAAACTGGATTTTCATCCCCTCATCGATCAGCATCAGTTCGTGAGACTTGCTGAGTCCGGCATATTTTTCCTTGAGGTTCTTTTTCAGGTTCGCATAGGCCGGAGCATTGAGGTTTAGCGGATGTTCAATGACCGCGCCGGGGCTCATCCCGTTTCCAAAGAATCGCGCAAGGAATTTTTCACTTGCAAGCCCCAACCCGATACACTCACGGGCATATTCAATCGGATTTACTCCGCTGTACCCATTCAACGTCAGGCCGCGAAGGTGCAAAACCTGAGAGCTGTTAAGGTGCTTTATGTCACCATTCGGGAATTTGACTTGATAGTCTATCGAGTAATCCGGGTTCTGTGTTATCTGTTGTATCATCCCCGCCGGTATCGGTAGGAGTTCGCGCAGTGTCTCGCCATATATGGATTTATAGGCAATGAAATTTCCCCGCAGTGAAACATAGGCCTCGGCCATCCCCCAAAAATCAAAAGAGGTCATCCAGGAGTTTGGTTGATCGTGAAGTTTTTCGTAGAGGTAGAAATCCAGAGCAGGCTTTTTATTCCTGCCGTCCGTCATCATGACGTGACAGGGAAGTTGCGCGATAGTGAAGGCTCGGACCCTTACGCAGTTTTGAACGGTGATCAGCCTCATCGCGGTATCTGAATTGACAGAGATACCGGATGATGTTGAATAGCTGCCGTAGGTCTCAAGAATAAGACGCTCAATAGCGCCGGAAATGGCCGCTTGTGGCCTTCCTGCGATTGCAGCGCCTATATTTTTGAGATAGTCAGCTATTCTCACCGCATAAACCGCAACCCGGACCAAAAACATGATTTGACTTTGCGGCTCAATGGTGACGGATTAAAAAATTATTCTCAAGGACAGGATAGACGTAATAGACAAAAAATGATGGGGACCCGATATCTTGTAGCTATTCGATGGCTGGCTTTTGTTTTTTGATTATCTCTTCCCTTGGGATTCTTAATGATCGTTTCCCGATACGGACAGCCTCCATTTCTCCGGTTGCGATCCAGGAATATATCGTTTTGACTGACATATCCAAAATAATAGCGGCCTCATCGGGACGAAAACGCGCCTTGTCTGGGATAGCTCGAGTATTCAAAACGTCATCACCTCCGCGTTAGGATCTTCATAGGCCGATTTCGTAACCTTTGCCTCCGGATTCATTGCCATCAATGCAGTACAACTGAAAGCCGCCATTAGCGGATCGATCTTCCCGGTACCGGACGCCTGTTTCGTGATGCTGATTGCGTTCCCTCTCGGTTCTACCCGCGCATTTCCGACACACCACGTCATTAACGCCTGTCCGCCGTGGACAAGGGACTTCTCCGCAACCTTCCGTTCAAGCGTCTTGATCGCGCCATTGAGCCGCCAGCCCTGCGGAATGCCGACAATCCGGTCATGCTCTATCGCCAGTTCACCCTTTTCATCCCCCGCCTCCAACTCGTCCACTATGGCCCCGATGCCCGCCTGATCCACGCCGATCCGATCTAATAGCCCGGACGCTTCGCACTTCCGCACAATGTCACCGCATTGCTTTATGTCCTGCCCGATTTCCTTCACGATGATCAGATCGCCGTCCTTTTCAAAGTCACGATACCGCCCCGCCTCTGACTTCCGGCGTTCTATCGCTATCGGGTTGCACCATGCTTGAGTCCAGAGGAGCCAGTTTCCCGTTTCCGCCTCGCGCCCCATGACGGCCAGCCCAAGAAGATCGTCCAGACCTCCGCCGTCGATACCGATCACCACCACGTCAGAGCGTTCAAGGATCATGTCAAGCGTCACATCCCCCGCCGCCGCCTCCCAGAAGTCCGCACCGGCCCACCGCTGCGTTTTCAAGGCCATGCCCATCTCTACATTGAGGTGCTTTGCTAAAAAACCCTGCATGGATTCATGGCCGTCGTTTTCGGCTTTCTTGAACTCCCGGAGGATGAACTCCTCATCAACTGAGGCGCCGAGATTGGGGTTGGTGACGTAGAACATCTTCGGGTCAAGGTGCTTGTTCTCTTTCAGGATGGAGTCGGGATACTCATAGATAACGGGTAGAAAGCGGTTGTCATCGATGCGCCCATCCCGGACGCCCCGCGCATAGTCCAGCTTCTGCTTGAACACGCCCGCCGGGGCCTCGTC